AGCGCCCGACGTGGTGGCGCGCGGATTCGAGTGGGGCGTGCGCCTCGACGCCGTACCCACCGCCGAGGAGGACCGCGCCGCGCTGTCGGCCTCGTTCGTGGCCCGCGCCTACGACCCGACGCGCCGACGCATCGAACTCGCCGCCCTGCGCGGGCTCAAGCGACAGGCGCGGCTCATCGCGGACGCGCTGGGCGAGCAGGAGTTGCCCACGCGGTCGGTGGGCGAGGTCGTCACCCGCGACCTCGTGAGCGACCTCCTCGCGCTCATCTTCGACGATGCGGCGATCGGCGACGCGATGCGCCAGAGCGTGCAGGCCGCGATCCGCAAGGCAATCGCCGACGCGTACGCGCAGGGGCTCTCGCAGGTCGGCACGGACACCGTGTTCGACCCGTCGCGGTTCTCGCTGCGCGTCAACCGGCAGATGGCGTCGCTGATCGTGAACACCAACGCCACCACGAAGCAGCGCGTGCGCGAGCTGCTGGCGAACCGGATCGCCGCGGGCGCGACGATCGCGGACATGCAGCGTGAGATCCAAGGGCTCGCGGACTTCGGGCCGATGCGCGCGCTCCGGATCGCGCGGACGGAGACGACGCGCTCGGTCAACGCAGGCACGCAGGAGGCATACCGGGCTGCGGAGAAAGAGGGCGTCAGCATCAAGAAGCAGTGGCTCTCGGCGCGTGACGGTGCCGTTCGCGACGAGCACGCCGACCTCGACGGGCAGACCGTCGGGGTAGACGAGATGTTTTCGATCAACGGCGAAAAGGCAGAAGGGCCGGGGATGTTCGACGAACCTGCCCTTTCGATCAACTGCCGGTGCACGACGCTCGGAATTGTGACGAATCGGCCGTGACCACACGGCCTGGAGACCCCATGACGACGCCTGACCCCATCGAGACCCGCTACCTCCAGTTCACCGTGACGCGCGCAGCGGAGGGCGGAGGCACGCGTACGAAGGTCGTCGCCTCGACCGACACGCCGGACCGCTACGACGACGTCGTGGACCAGGCGACGTGGAAGCTCGACCGCTTCCGGACGAACCCCGTCGTTCCGTGGGGGCACGACTACTCGATCCCGCCCGTGGGCAAGTGCGTCTCCGTGTCCATCGAGGAGGGCAAGCTCGTCGCCGAGATCGAATGGGACGAGAGCGAGCACAACCCGTTGGGGCGCCTCGTCGCCGCGCAGTTCGCCGCCGGCTTCCTCAACACGGTGTCCGTCGGATTCCGGCCCGGCCGAATGATCCCGCGATCACAGCTCGAAAAGACGCATCGCTGGTACAAAGAGGCCGGCTACGGCGCCGTGTACTACGACTGCGAGCTGCTGGAGATCAGCGCTGTCGTCATCCCCGCGAACCCCGAGGCGCTGGCGGCGAAGGGGCTCCCCCCGATGCGACTCACCGCGCCCGAGGTCCGCGCCGAGGTGCTGCGCCTGTTCGGGGAGGACGCCTCGGTGGGCGCTCTGGTGGCGGCACGGGTGCTTGCGCTCGTCTCGGCCGACCCCGAGATCCAGCGCGCGCTTGACGATCGCGCCCTCGACGTGGTGGGGCGGAGCGCCGAGATGCAGGCCGCGCGCGCGCAGGAGTCCCAGGGCGACGTGATGCGCGCCGTGTTCGGCCTCACGAAGTAGGCACCGGCCACTCCAGCATCGTCAGCACCTCGTCGCGCGTCTCCCACGCGTTGATCCAGTGCCCGTCGACGAGCATCAGGGCGCCGGGGCCGATCTCCTCGGACCCCCGCCACCGCCGCTCCCCGTGCCGCACACAGCCGACGTGCGCACGCGCGATGATGCAGTAGCCGTCCTCCGTGTCCCGCCCGGCGTGGAGGTGCACGGCGATCGTAGGGGACTGCGCCACGTCAGGTTGCCCCGCCGCCTTCCTCGTCCGGCGCGTACTCCGGCATGGCCCCGTCGCGCGCGAGTCCCTGCCGCACGTACCGGATGATCTGCTGGTTCTTCGAGCGGTCCCGCTTAGCCGCCACGTCATCGAGCAGGCGATCGAGGCGGGTGGGGAGTCGCAGGGTCGCGCGCGCGCGTTCACTCATGTGCACCTCACGGCGCCAGAATATCACTGGTTGACACCACGACGACGACCGCCGCCGTCAACGTGACACCATAGCGCGCCCCTTCCCGAGCGGATTCGCGTCCGGTGGACGTTCGCCGCGCGCACGTTGCGGTATTCGTGGCGTGTTGGAGCGTCGTTCATGGCGGCCGTAGGATTCGAGCGACTCGCGGAGGCACTGGAGGCGTTGACCGCCGCCGTGGCCGCGGACGCCGCCGAACGCCGCATGGGTGCCGACACCGCCGCCCTCCTCCGCCGCGAGGCTGAAGACCAAACCGCGTTGCTCACCGAGATCCGAGACGAGCTGCGCGCCATGAACCAGGGAGTTTCGTCATGAGCCTTCTCGACGCCCGCGTGGGCGAGCAGACCCTCTCCCCCGGCGCCCTCGCCCCGCTCCGCCTCGGACGCGATGGCTCGGTCGTCCTCTCCCCCCGCTACCGCGAGCTGGCCCGCGAGGGTCGCGTCTACGGCGCGGTCACGGCCGCCTCGGGCGTCGCCCCCGGCACCGCGATCGGCACCACGGCGGCCTTCGACCTGTGGCTCCCCTCGGGCTCCGACGTGGTCCTGGAGCTGATCGCGTGCAGCGTCGGCTACGTCAGCGGCACCCTCGGCGCGGGCGTGATGCAGTACATCACGCACGTCCGCTCGGAGGTCGCCCACACCGGCACGGCGATCGAGTCGATCAACGTGCTGACCTACAGCCGTGGCGGCAAGGGCCGCGCGCTCACGACGGCGACGGTCCCCGCGTCGGGCCTCGCGGTCCGTAACCTGTGCAGCCTCGGTGCGTCGCTCGCCTCCTCGGTGGTCGCGCCCTGGCAGGTCGTCGACCAGATCGACGGCGTGCTCTACGTGAGCGAGGGGCGCGGCCTCTCGATCCAGGCGACCGCCGCGGCCGGCACCTCCCCTCTCGTCGTGATCGGCGCCCTGTGGGCCGAGGTCCCGGCGTAGCTCCCCTTTCCGACGTGAGGATCTGACCATGCCGAATCGCCCCACCGACCTCGCCCTCAAGGGTGGCGGTCTGTACTACTCCAGCGCCGTCGCCTCCGCGGCGCTGACCAACTCGACCACCGCCACGGCGATGGACTCGGTCGCACTTCCGGCTGACACGCTGAAGGCTGGCGACGTCGTCGAGTTCTTCGCGCAGGGCATCGCCACCGCGACCAACTCGACCGACACCCTCCAGGTGCAGGTCAAGATCGGGTCGTCTGTCCTCGCCGACACCGACGCGCTCGACGTGGCCGACAACGCGATCTGGGTCATCCACGGCCGCCTCACGATCCGCACGGACGGCCCCTCCGGGACGCTCGTGGCGGGCGGATTCGTGAACATCGGCGTCAACGGCACCACGACCACGAAGATGGATATCCTCGCGTCCACCGCGGTCGACACCACGGCCGCGCAGACCCTCTCCGTGGTCGGCACATGGTCCGTGGCTAGCGCCTCGAACTCCTGCCGCAACGACCAGTTCACGGTCCAGATCCACCGGCCCGCCACCTTCGACTGACCCCCACGCGGGCCACGGTCCGCAGGAGATCCCATGGAAATCGAGATCCCGAACGTCGACACCAGCACGCCCGAGGGCGCAAAGAAGGCGCTGGGCGACATCTTCACGGTCGCGAAGGCCCTCGGCAAGCGCAACGGCGAGCTGGAGGCGAAGTCCGCGAAGCTCGAGGCCGACCTCAAGATCGTGCAGCAGAGCCTCGCCGAGCAGACCCGGATCGCGAACGCGACGACGAACACGATCGGCCCGGACGCCGAGCTGCGTCAGTTCGTGCGCGAGGACAACCGCGTCCGCTGGGTGGGCGAGGCGACCCCCAACGACGGCTGGGAGCCCGGACTGCTCGATGCGGGCCCGTCGCACGGCGCATGGCACGAGGAGATCAAGGGGCTCGTCGAGGAGCGCAACCTCGTCCGCGCCATCCTCGGCCGCAAGGATCCCAGCCAGATCCGTACGTGCTCGCCCAAGACGGACAAGCGCATCCGGCGCCTCATGGACCGCTGCCCCGACGCCGCGATCAAGCGTGCGTTCGGCGACATCAGCACGGCGGGCGCCGAGTGGTTCCCGGACGTCATGCTCCCCATCGTGGAGCGCGACTATGTGCAGGAGCGCCGGCTCGCCGCCGCGTTCATGACGATGCCGATGTCGGCGAAGAACATGCTTCTGCCGTTCCTGACGACGGGCCTCCGCCCGTACCTCAAGGGCGCGGTCGCGGGGGACGATCCCGCGCAGTACACGTCGTCCTCGGTGGCGACGGCGCAGCGCGCGCTCAACGCGATCGGGTTCGCGGCGCGGACGCAGCTCGACGAGGAGGCGAGCGAGGACACGATCGTCGACTCGGTGGGACTCTTGCGCGAGGAACTTGTGCAGGCCCTCGTGGACGGCGAGGAGGACGCGATCATCAACGGCGACTCCACGGCGACGCACTTCCACACCGGCCTCTCGGGCTGGGACATCGGCAACCGGTGGGGCACCTCCGGCCTGGGCGGGGCGAGCGACCACCGCCGCGCGTGGATCGGCCTCGGGCCGCGCGCCGACGACGTGTCCTGCACCACCGACAACGGCTCGGCGCAGACGTTCGCTGGCATGATGACCGGCCGCGGGGCCATGGACGCCCCGCACGGGCTCGCGAGGGACATCCTGGTCATCACGTCGCTGACGTACATGATCAAGAAGATCAGCCAGTTCGCCGAGGTCGTGACGCTGGAGAAGTACGGCCCCGGTGCGTCGATCCTCGCGGGCGAGGTCGCGCAGATCGGCGGGTCGCCGATCATCCTCTCGGACTTCGTCGACATCAAGTACAACGCCTCGGGCGTGTACGACAACTCGACCAAGACCAAGACGATCTGCCTCCAGGTCAACCGCCGTCGCTTCAAGATCGGCATGCGCCGCGGGTCCACCATCGAGATCGACAAGGACATCACGCGCGGGATCCACAACCTCGTCGCGACCGCGCGCGAGGTGTTCTTCACCGTGGACTCGTCCACAAAGAAGAACGTCAACATGCAGTACAACCTCACCGGCGTGTCCTGATCCGCATGCCTCGCCTCCGCCTCACGCACAGCCACTACAACTCCCCGGAGGATTCCTGGGAGCGTGGGGACGTGCGCGAGGTGTCGGCGGAGCGCGCGACGTACCTGCAGGGCACGTTCCCGCTGTGGTTCGCCGAGGTCGTCGACGATCGCGCACCGTCGGCGGCGGTCGTTCCGGAGCCCGAGGCCGACCGCAAGGTGGCGGCCCCGTCGCACACGTCGGCCATGCCGTCGCCGAGCCGTCGTCCGAAGGAGCGCTGACGTGTGGTATCGCTCCGCCGGTGTGGGCGAGTGGCCGCGGGGCATCCACTGGACGCCCGGTGAGCGCCGCTTCGTGCCGGACGACTACCCGCGCGAGGGTGCCCCGCCGTCGTGGCTGGTGGAGTCGCCGGACGAGGCCCCGGAGCCGCGCGCGAAGGGGGGCTGACATGGCGATCATGACCGCCGCGCAGGCCCGCGTGTACATCCCGACGCTCACCAGCACCGGCGAGGACACGAGCATCGACACGCTGATCGCGCGCGCCGACGCCGCGATGGCGAACTGGTGCGGCTACCCGCCCGTGATCGCGGCTACTCCGGTGATGGGGCTGACGCCCACGCTCGAAGACCAGACCTACGTGCTCTACAACGGCCGCGGCGGGCTCGTGCGCGTGCTCGACTCGCGGCACATCCAGTGCGACGTGTGGCCCGTGATCTCGGTGACGTCGATCTACGACGACACGTCCGAGGCGTACGCCACCGCGGTGACGTCGACCGACTACACGCTCATCGACGGCAACCAGGGCCTCATCGCCTACGACGCCGACAGCGGCAAGGCGTGGGCCGACTCGGGGCCGATGATCCGGAACATTAAGGTTACCGCCGTGTGCGGGTGGGCCACGATTCCGGGCGACATCCTCCAGGCGGCCGGGCTTCTGGTCGCGCACTGGTGGCAGCTCCGGCACTCGCAGGGCCGCACGAACGTGAGCACCGCGGGCGGCGGTAGCGCCGGCCTGCGCGACGAGGACATGCCCGCGAGCGTCAAGCAGTTGCTCTCGCCGTACCGTCTGCCACGGGTGTGGCTGTGAGCGAGACGATCACTATCGAGGCGTGGCGCGACCGGCTGAACCAGCTCGGCGCGGGCGGGCTCGCGAAGATTCTCCGCAAGGTCGTCGTGACCGGCGCGCTCGATGCGGAGCGGATCGCGAAGCTCAACGTCACCGGGCGCGGGGCCGCGTCGCTCGGCGTGCGGTCGGGCCGGCTGCGTGCGTCGATCGCGGCCTCGGCGCACGACATCTCCGGGGGCGTCGAGGTCCGGTTGCGCGCGGGTGGCTCGTCGAAGGGCGGCGCGCAGGTCCGGTACGCGGCGATCCACGAGTACGGCGGCACGATCCGTCCAAAGAAGGGAAAGTTTCTCACAATCCCGGTGGGCCCCGCCATGACAAACGCGGGTGTGTCCCGGTTCGCGTCGGCCCGCGACGTGCCGGGGTTGGTCATCGCACGGACCCTCAAGGGGGGGTTCGTGCTGGTCAAGGCAAGCGACGAGCGCGGCGTCGGAAAGGTGTCGGCCAAGACCGGCAAGACTGGCAAGGGCAAACTGCTCGCCAGGTCTGGCGAGGTCTGGTACATCCTGCGCACCCACGTCACCATCCCGCGCCGCCCGTACCTGACGCCCGCACTGGAGGAGGTGGCCGAGAGCCTTCCTGCCGCGCTCGGTCTCGCGACGCGCGCAGCGTTCGACGGGGTGCGCTGATGGCCGCCACCGCGCGCACCGCGCTCTCGAACATCAAGACCCGGATCGCCGGCATCACGACCGGCGGCGGCTTCCACTACTCGCTCGACGGGGCCGACCAGGTGGTCATCGCCTCGCCGATCCATCCGGAGCGCGTGCCGGCCGTCTACCTCGACGTGCAGTCGGTGACGTCCGCGCTCGCCGAGGGCAAGACGCACCTCAACGCCTACACGCGCACGGTGGTGTACGGATTCCTCGGATTCGTGGCGTCGAACACGGACAGCCCGTCGGATCGCACGCTCGCCGCGATGGACCTGCTCGACGACATCACCGCGCGCCTCGAAGGCGACCGCGGGCTCTCCAATACGGTGTTCGACCTCGTCGTGGTGGGGACCGCGTTCGACGGCGCCGCGGAGGATCTGCCGTCCCTCGGTGTCGTCGCCGGCACCATCACCGTCTGGTGGCGCACCGCCGCCGGGCAGGGGGTGTAGCCGTGCCCGCGCTCGTCGACCTCGAAGCCGCCTACACCGCCGCGCTGGCGGCTACCGGCGTGCGCCCGCAAGCCCTGTGGACGGCCGAGGAGGCGGCGGCCGTGGCACAGGCTAAAGCCGAAACCGCGCGGCTGGGAT